AGCTCGTTTTTGACACAGGCATAGACAGCAGCGGGTTTGACAAGGGGCTTAAAAGTCTCGGTTCTCTGGCAGCAAAATCAGCTGCGGTAATTACAGCTGCATTCACGGTTGCTGCTTCTGCTGCCGTAAATGTCGGCAGCTCGTTCACAGCGTCCATGTCGCAGGTTGCGGCGACTATGGGCATTACCCGTATGTCAGATGATTATCAGATACTGACTGCCTCAGCCGAAGAAATGGGAGCCGCAACAAAATTTTCGGCAACACAGGCAGGCGATGCGCTTAATTACCTTGCCCTTGCAGGCTATGATGCACAGCAGTCCGTTGAGGCTCTGCCTACTGTACTTAACACGGCAGCGGCAGGCGGTATTGACCTTGCTTATGCGTCTGACCTTATCACCGATTCCATGTCCGCTCTTGGACTGCAGATGAGCGACCTTGAAGGCTTCAGCGACAAGCTTGCAAAAACGTCACAGAAATCAAATACAAGTGTTGCCCAGCTGGGTGAGGCTATACTTACAGTCGGCGGTACTGCAAAATCATTGTCGGGCGGCGTGGAAGAACTTGATACAATGCTGGGCTTGATCGCTGATAACGGCATCAAGGGCGCAGAAGGCGGAACGGCTCTCAGAAATATCATTCTCTCCCTTTCCGCTCCCACAGATACGGCAGCGGCTGCCATGGAGCGCCTTAATGTTTCGGCATTTGACAGTCAGGGCAAAATGCGTGATCTGTCCGCTGTTTTCTCGGACTTTAACGCAGCTCTGGCACCGCTTACCGATCAGGAAAAAACTCAGGCTCTGAGTGAAATATTCAACAAGGTTGACCTTAAAGCGGTCAATGCTCTGCTGGGTACATCGGCAGAACGTTTTGAGGAATTAAGAGGTTACATAGAAAATTGCAGCGGAGCCGCAGAGCAGATGGCAAAGACTATGGACGATAACCTTACAGGTGATCTGACCATTATGTCGTCTGCCCTTGAAGGTCTGGGCATTGCCGCTTTTGACAAATTCGAGAAGCCTATGCGCAGTGCGGTGCAGACCGTTACGGAGGATATATCGGCTCTTACCGTTGAGGTAAAGGACGGCGGTCTTTCGGAACAGTTTGACAAAATATCCAACAGCGCAGGACGGCTTGTTACAGCTGTTGGCGAGCTTGCAGCAAATGATATACTGCCTGCGATCATAAACAGCATGGCGGCTATCATTGAACATGGTGATACGATAGTAACTATAACTGCTCTTATTGGCGCAAACGTTGCAGCTATTAAAATTACTAAGGCTGTTTCGGCAGCAAATGAGGTTTTAACCATTATGTCGGTGCGTTTAGGCACAACTGCTGCAACAACGGCACTATTAAAAGGTGAGTTGACCGCAACGCAAGCGGTAGTTGGCTTATTTACAGGTAAGATCTCCGTTGCTACTGTTGCAACCACAGCATTTAAAAATGCCGTTACAGCTATTACAACATCACCTTTTCTTGCTGCAAGTATAGCTGCGGGAATTGTTATTGCAGTAGCCAAATATACTAATTCCATATCTGAGGCTACAGAAGTAACCAAGGATGCCAAACAGGCAGCAGAAGATTATACATCAGCTCTTGAGCAGCAGGACGAACAGATCCGTCAGAATAACGGTAATCTTGAATCTGATAAGACTATGCTCAATGCTAAAATTGCGGTATATGAAAAGCTCAGAAAGCAATACGAAGATACTGGTGAGGGAGAACAAGACCTGATTAACATCACTAAGGAAATACAGGAACTGTCACCTACCACGATACAGTTTGTTGATGAGGAAACTCAACAATACATATCTCTCGCAGGCGCTGTTGATGATGTTGTAGCTGCAATGGAACGAAAGTATAAGCTACAGAATGCGGAAAGCAACTGGAATTTTGCTCAGGATGAGCTTACAGAGCTGTATAATCAAAAGGAAGAGCTTTCCAATGAAAGAGCACAGTTGGAGCAGGATTTTCAGGATAAATATGGGATATCAAGCGACCAGGCTTCATTCGGCAATACAATTATGGCATACAGCGCTATAGAAACTATTGCTATTGGATATGCCAAACGACGAATAAATGCCAATGATGAGGCTATGCAGGAGATCAATGCTGCTATTGCAGATGCGGAGGCACGTTCTGCAGAAGCAATGCAGACAATAACCGATACATATCTTAGCGGAACCGATGAAGCTCTTACGTCTTTTTACATGACGGATGCAGAAAATCGCCGTCTTGCAGGTCAGCAATATGCAGATACCATTAAATCGTCCAATGAGGAAATGCTTAAACAGCTCGACGCAAACACCCAAAAGCTGGAAAGCGGTTTTGAAAAGCTTGACCACCAGTATAATACGGGAAGCATAACTACCGAACAAGAGCTGTACGAAAAGAAAAAGGCACTGCTTGACAAATACGGTTCCGAGACCTACAAGGATCACTGGAAATTTTATGAAGAGATATACGGCTGCGAAAAGGACTTTGCGGAAGCGAGCAAGAAGCTTGAGGAAGAAAAGCTGAAAGAGACAGCCAAAACCACGTCCGAGATAAATAAAAAGATCCGGGAGGGCATGGAGAAAAAACTGAAGGATACCAAGGACGGTCTGAAAAAGCAGCTTTCGGCTACCAAAAGCAGCTTGTCAAGCATTATCTCCGAATACAGCAAGGCAATGAGTGACCTTAAATCCAACATTTCGGGTTATAAAAACAAGCTGCTGTCCGTGGGTGATATCTTCTCTGTTGACGAAACCGAAAAGAACGGTCAAAATGTCAAAACCTATACTATCGCAAACATCGACAAGCAAATGAAAGAGATGGAAAAATATCACAGCTATGTAATGAAACTTAAAGCCAATGGTGCATCTCAGGGACTTATCGAGGAGCTTACAAGCTTTGATTTCGAGGACGGCGCACAGTTCGGCAAGTATCTTTCAGGGCTTTCCGACAAGGAATTTGCCAAGATAAACAACTACTATAAAAAGCGTGACGATCTTGCCGATGAGCTTTCCAAGGATATGTATAAAGGGGAAGCCGAAAAGCTCAATTCCGTGCTTATGGAATGTGTTAACACTGCCCTTACCAGCCTGCCTGCTGCGGCTCAGACCGCAGGAAGAGCAATGCTCAGCGGTATTATGGAAGGCATAGGCAATTCAGATGACCTGACCGAAAGAATGACCACATTTACCGACAGCTTTGCAGAGGTGTTTGAGTCCGCTGTTGATGATATGGACCTTAATAAGAGCTTTTCCATTGCCCTTGGCGGCATAGATGCACACGCCGAAGGTCAGGAGCTTGGCAGGCAGCTCATGAACGGATTTGACGAGGAGCTGAAAAAGCACCGAAGCGAAATATCCGTTTCACAGACTTCATCGGCAGAAAACCTTGCGTCCGATACGTCTGCAAAAAATGCCGGAACAAAGACCTCCGGCAGCAGTAAAAATGACAATATCACCATTGACACCACAAACAATATTACCGTGCAGATCGACAGCGAAACGATATCACGGTCAACAGAACACAGCCGCAAAACTAAGGAAAGGAGAACAGGCTGATGATTTTCAGGATTGGAAATATAAATGTACTGCCGTGGCTGGAAACCTTCAATATACAGCTCGAACCGCAGTACGGCAATGACGCTTTTACCTGCATAAACGGTGACAGTGTAAATGACTACAAGGGCGATAAGGTGTCGGTAAGCTTCTCCCTGCGGCGTGTGCCGTCCGATACGGCTGCGCTTATATCTGCTGCTCTGGGCGGCAACTCCGTGTCCTGTACGGTATCCGCTCCCACCGATATAACAACATCATTTTCAAAAACATCATACCGTGCAGAGCCGTATGATAAGGGGCAGAAATGGCATTTTGATGTAACTGTGCAGTCGCTCGGGGTAATAAACTCGGGCGACAGTCTTTAGCTATACCCTGACTATCGGAGGTATAGATGTGCCTCACTTTGCTGACGTACAGATAAAATACGATGTGGACGGCTACGGGATTTCGGGCGTTATCACTCCGCAGCTGTCCTTTTCTGTACCTGCCTGCGATTATGATGATACGTCCGAACTTTTCCCCACAGGTGCACAGGTCATACTTACCTGCTCAAATGGTATGGATATACCACGGTTTTACGTATCTTCCCGCTCATACAGCAACGCAAAGCTCAATTTCACCTGCTATGACAGGTCATATGCCACAGATCGTGACATTGCTATGCCCGATGATCTGTACGACATCAGCGGATATGCTTCCATATCTGATGTTATGGACAAGATCATGGCGATATGCGGATACAACGGCTACTCCGACAGCACAGGCATTATCGGAACAGTTATCACCAAGGCTAAAAAGGACAATACCAGCGGTAAGACCTGCCGCAATATACTTGATGACCTGTCCCGTGCCTGCTGCGGTGTATGGCTTCTGCAAAATGACACAGGCACTGCCGATGTGCGTGGCACTCTTACTCTTATTCCCGTTGACAGCGGTATGGGAGCGGTATTTACGGCGGAAAAGTATTCCGATGTTTATATCGGCGGCACAAAAACATTCCGCAAGTTTATAC